CTTACTACAAAAATACAAGTACTCACAGCCCCATAACTTAGCACTCAAATTGAACTTCCATGCTAACTCTTTTACAGCACTCTCTACATCAATTGGAACATTCGTCTCAATAGTGTAATCATCACCTTTTACATCCAGCGAAATTAGCCACTCCTTACGCAATTTGGTTGCAACCACAACCGACGCCAAAGTTACAAGACCATTCCTAAACAGCGTCTTAAAGATACCCGAAAGACCTTGCAAAACTATATGCATCAGAATCCCATGCATAGCCGACACCGCAGTCTTCACACCCATTGTCCTTTTCCACACTTCCAACGTCTGCTCACTAAGCCCATGCTCACGATAAAACTCCAGTTCAACACAAAACGCTGTCAACTCCAAACTTCGATCGAAATTGTAACTATCGCCCTGATAACGATGTACGTTAGTCGCTGTCGCACGCAAAGGTTGTAAGGTGTTAAACCAAACCTCGTGCTCCGCCGGACTCGATCGATCGTTAAACTTCACATTTGGTAACAACAACGACTCCACCACACCATGAAACCGTGACATGATCGACGAAAACATCGCATTCATACCCTTTGACTCATTGTACATTATCGTCTGTGGCAAAGGCACCTTTGAATCAGCACCCGGATCCAAAGGAGGCTTACTTCTCTCCTTCGTCATTACTAGCCACCTTCGCATATCCACATCTGCAACGCTAAAAAACTCCTTCAGCATAGCCTCAGCCTTCACAGTGTCAACCTTCCCAACATAAACATTCAAATCATCCTCAGAAGGCTTCCACAGTCCTGTATTCAGCGCAGTTTCCAACCTTTGCTCCCAGTCATCAACATAACAAACGTTACGTATAGCGCGAACAGCACGCTTTGGCTCCACAGCAAAGTCAACAGTCACACGATTTACCGGAACATCTGTATTCCTCTTCCCAAGTGCTGCTAACAACCCAACTTGCGTCCGCGGAAGAACCCCCGCCGCACCAGCTCGCCCCTTAGAACGACGCACCCAGCGCGGCTTCGCCGCTTCCCGCTTTGAACTATTTACGCTCATATATGCATCCCGCACAATCTCA